TCACGATCTCTTGCCAGTCGTATCCCCACTTGAAGATACCTGTGCCTAGGTGGGCCATCTGTTCCAGGCCCCACTTCACATGGTTCTTGAACTTGCATTCGTCCAGGATATAGGAATACAACGCCGTCTTGGCGTCGACGACCTTCTGGGACGTGCCTGGTCTTGGCCGAAGTAGCATCGGCGGATCGGCGTAGAACAAGCCTTTGTATAGTTGCGGCACAATCGCGTTGCAAACCTTCGCGACGGTGAACCGCTGGACGTTCGGTTCGAGTACGTCATTATGTTACTCGCCTTGCGGCGGGATGAATCATTTCTGTTCATCTCTTACGGTTTTGATTCCCGTAATGATCGGACTATCGCATCATCCCAAAGGATGTCTTCTTGTTTAGTCTCTACTGCTGCCCGCTTTCGCTGCTTGCAGTCTGTTCCCGTTTCAGGGTTCAGCTTGATTAAAGAAGATTCGCATTCTCACCTTTCAGTGAGGTGCCCCCGTTATGTTAAGGTATTCTCGTAAACCGTCATCGGTCGTGGCGACTGAAACAAAATATCTGCGTCTCGCCAAAGAAGTGTCCCATTATCAACAACTTACATAAAACTCTTTCGCGTTATGTTCGTTATCAATGTTGTTACTGCTTTCGCAGGGTTAGGCATTTCTGCTAACCTCATACGGTTTCTATTCCCGTATAGTTCGGACTATTGCATCACCTTGCGGTGCCCTCTCGCTTAGTCTCTCACGGTCCCGCTAGGGTTCCGCCTCGTTGTCATTTCAGATTTCGAGTCAATCAGAGTGGGTTTATAGACGGCAGATTTTGTTTACTGTCTGTTTTGGATAAACGCTTTGGCAAGCTCGGCACTTCTGCAAACGAGGGTGAGCTCTTTATCTATTGGTAGATCGCCCGTCTGGTTGTTCTTGAAATCCCTAGGATCTAGGTTTCCGTTTGGGTCACCATCACGAATGACGGCGTCCATAACACCTAATGAATTATCAGGCATTGACCCTCGCTTTCAGTTTTGCCCACCGTGCCTTACTATTCTCGCTGATCTTACGCAAATGTTCAGGAGACCGTGGTGGTTTTTTACACCCTTTCTGCCCTATTTTCAGAGCAGCGATGTGTTCAGGCGTTAAAGTTTTACCCTTTTGAGTAGCGCTAATCTTGTCGCCCCAAGTTACATTACGCCCAGTCATTACTTCTTTCATGTGTGCTTTTTCAGCCTCCGTATGGGGACGTTTCGTTCCAAGCCGTCCTCCGCCACCTGCGGTAATGTTGTATCCGATTTCTGGATTCTGGGTTTCGAGAGTCCGAATAAAAAAGATTTCTAGAGCGTCCATTTGGTCTTTATCAACCGCTCTAACCAAAGATTTTATGGAGAATGCTTCAGGTCCGTATTTGCGAATCGCCCGATAAAGATAAGTCTTATTGCCGCTATTCGCTAGGGCGTGGCGTACATTATATCGCAGGTACGCCTGCAAGTCGTCCTTAGAATGCATCCCGATATAAATCTTGTCATTCGCCGTGTTGGATATGGCGTAAACCTGCATAGGCTTTTCTCCCCCATTTTGAGTTTAGCACAAGAGGCCGATTTTGTCAACGTCGAGTCTTGTTTCTCATTGAAATAAATCCGCTAGAGGGTCGTGAAACTCGCCAAGACCTATACCTGTGGGCATCGGTTCACCTGACTGGTCAGGGAATCCCGAAGCCAACGCCGCAAACTGCGACTGGTCTATTGCCTTACCCTCGTAAACTTGTTTGTATGCCGCCTGCTGCTTGGGATCGAAGTACTGATCCTGAGCCGCCGAAACCTTCGCCTCATTCTCCGCGTATGCGCAGAACTGTTTTACGAGGATAGCCAGCGCATCCACGATATCATCGTGCATTGATGCGGCGGTACCGAACTTCGACAACTCGTCGTAGAGTTCGTCGAGACTCGGACAGGTATTTAGGAAGAGTAATTTACCTTCCTCCAGATACCGAAGTACGGGACCCGCCTTCTCAGATTTCGACTTAGTCTTCTTGCCTTGACCAAGCGAGACCCATTCAATCGGCACTCGCACTTTCAATTTGTCCATCTCGTGATAGGCCTCACGACCCATCCACTTCACACCGACGGATTCCTCGATGCACATCCTTCGGGGTTTCCACTGGAGTGCAGTCGCCGCGATCATAGCGGGTAATTCAGCTTCGTTGTATCGGTCTCGCTTCATGTCAATGATGTAGAAGCGTCCACCGTAGATCAGCGCCGTTAAGATGACAGTGTAATCCGCCCACGACTTAGTCGAGTATGCGGTATCCACACACGTCACGATCATGCCCATATTCGGCAACATCGCGGCAGGGACCGTCTTGCGCACCAGGAGTTCCCGAGGGAACTTGATGACGTGCATTAGGGTCGGATCATTCAGATACTTGATCGCGAACCAGGGATCGGTCTTCTTCTTGTGCAGCAGTAACTTATAAGTCAACGAGTGTTCGTTATCGTCGACGTTGAACCAGAAGTCGTAATCGGCCTCAGACATCTCGGCACCGATTTTGCCGATTGCTCGTGCGGCGGCGTTAGGCCACCACGCGGCACGGATGTAAACCTTCATCGGGTACTGCTCAGGAGCCCCGCCCTCCTCGACCCACTTCTTGAGGTTGAGGATGTCCTGGCCGTAAGTATCTTGTGAGTCGTACCAAGTCCCGATCTTGTCGTAGAATCCGAAGGGGTGCAACATCGCAGCATTGATGCTGACTTGCTTGTTGATATTGACGATGCGGTCAACCGTCTGTGAGTTCTCGTTAGTCACGACGTCGTCCAGTTTCATAACACAGACGTGCCAACCAGCCAAGTTCTGCTCGATAGAGGCGGCGAAGACCGTGCATTCCTTCTCAACCACAGAGACTGCAGGAGTCTGATATTCGTAACCTTTACCATCATCCTTCTCAATGCAGTGCTCGGGGAAGAGTACCTGGAACATACTCTCTGTCCCGTCGAGCATGACGCGGGGACTTAGGCATTTCTTCTTGATGAAGAGACCTGTCAGTCCGCCATCATTCAGAGTGAAATGTCCCTTGATCTCGCTGACGAAATCCTTGGCAAGGTCGAGCACGCCCGTCAGTACTAGGATCGTGACTTCTGGGTAGGTGATGATCCACTGAACACAGTCCGCCATGTTCATTGAGGATTTGAACCCGCCTCTAGGGACTAGGAGTAGGCGTTCCTTCTGGTCGATGTAGTTGTTCTTGGCGGCAAATTCTTTGAACGTCGCCCTAGTCGGATCTTTTTTTACAAAGAACTCATTGCAAATCGATTCATGCGTCGTATGAACGGTACCGTCTATCCAAGTATATTCCTGATCGCTTAGGTCGCAGTATTTTTCTAAAAGACGGCACAAGAAGAAAAGATTGGTCTGGGCCAAGAATCGGTAGCGAAAGATATCTGCGTCCTTCGTGATGCCCTTGAGATCACAAATCGTTACAACTTTCATCTGCTGGTCAGAAGTAAGACGGAAGAAACTAGTCTTTGCTCTCGCCAGAAATTCCTCGGGAGTCATATCGCGGTGCTGGTAATTTTTGTCGTGAAGATGCTTCTCAAACAGCGCCGCTAACTTTTCTACTGTCACGACTCCTCCATCAAAATGTTAAATGTTGCCCTTTTTTGCGTCTATGGCGTTTCCACTCTTCCCCATCGAGTTAACCGTGATATGAAGTGGGTGGGCTTTCTCGGGAGATTTGCCGTTGCCTTCTCCTTTACCGCTGCCTTTTGCTCCCGCTCCTGTCGCAGTCGACGTATCAGTGCTGCTTGATCCAGACGTAGTTATAGTCACCGCTCCGCCTGTCGCCGCGCCTGTGTTACGATGAGCCGTAGCGCCGCCTGTGCTGGTGCTAGTTCCTGGGGAGGGGAGAGTGCTCGGCGAGGCGGGAGTACCTTTATCCGCATCTTCGCCTACCACGCCGCCTTTGTCGTAACACTTCGCCTTACCGCCTGCTTGACCTGCCCATCCGTGCATGGCGGTCGCCATTGCACCCATCTTCGCTGTGTGGGGATTTTCGCTGTTGGCCGCCGCTTGTTTCTTCGCCAGCGGGATATCCTGGTCTTCGGGAATGCCTAGAGCACGATGCAATCCGCCGTGGTTGAGGTGCGCCATAGCGCGGTGGAAGTGAGATTTCTCGTCTGCGGAATGAACGACCCCGCCCTTGTCGTAGCAAGCGATCTTCGG